TAGAGTTGCATCTAAATTATTTGATACCGCTGGTAATGATGTTCAAAAAACTGCTTTTGAAGTTGCTGTCGTTCCTACACGTTACTCTGATTGTGCTCCTATCATTGAAAAAACTCTTACAAAATTATCTGCTAAAGAATTTGTAAAGAGACTTTGCTCTGGTCAACACTCCATCATCAAGACTGATGAAAAAGGCTTGCAACAATGGAGTAGATGGGCAGAGATGGCTAAAACATCAAGAGTTGGAATGAACAACTTGCATGTTGCTCTTAAGCCATTCATTGAAGAAACTTTATTAAACAATGTCTTAATTGCACAATCACAAGATGCAGAAATTAAGACTGCATCCAAAAATAAATATGTAGTTTCAATGAGAAAAGGCACAGCTGAAGTAGATTTATTGTCTGCTACTTCAACAAGTGATAAATTTACTCAAGGAAACTATGCAGATTTTGGTCTTGCAGACGAATATCTGGTTAAGGCTGCAGACACAGTTTCTCCTTATCAAAGATTAAAAAGAGCATTAGCAGATTAGTTTCAATATAACATCCAACGAACAAGCCGCACTATTGCGGCTTGTTTATTTTGTATAAAGACTAAAATGGAAGAAAATAAAGATACCGTTGACGCTTTGATTGTTCCAGATGACGGTCCTAAAAAACCAACTCGTTATTTTAGAGATCTAAAGGATACAGACAAGCCTCTAAAACCACTTCCTCCAGATTCAATGAGTGATATTAGTTATCCTCAATTTATTGAACCAAGATGTGCACTTTGTACTTCGCCTTTTCGTGATTTACTTGAACACGTATATTTAGAATCAGGAAGAAAAAATCAAGCAGTTATAAGATTTTTTGCTGAGTATTTTGATGCACAACTTAATTGGATGCAAATTAATACTCATATGGAACAACACTGCGATCTTAAAAAAATCTCTACTTCTGGTTTAAAAAACTACGAACAAAGAGAAGAACTGATTGCACCTTGGATTTTTAGAGAACATCATCTTGCTCTTACAGCTTTATTAGTTGAGCTAGATGATGTTAGAGGCATAGACTGCTCAAAAAATTCTGATATGAAACTCAGAAGAGCATCTATGGTCGAAAAACTTATTACAAAAATATTAATGGTTAAAGATTCAAGAGATAATCAAGGGGTCTACAATATTAATATATTTGAAATTCTTGCTCAACTTCACGAAAAAATGGAAAGTGAAAATGACAAGAAAATTATAAGAGAAGAGATTGTTGCTCTAAGAAATAAAATCCAACAAGACAATTAATGAAAAAACCAACTCCTGTAGTTAAGTCTTCTAATGAACTACGAAGTCAACTTTTACAACAAGCAAATTCTGTAACAGAACTTTTTAAAGACACTGAATATGCTAATGATTTTGCTGATGAAATTGTACCAGCAAGAAGACAGGAAGTTGCACCACCCTCAAAGCCAACAAAAAATAGATTTAATCCTGACCAGATAGTAGATATTGTTACTTTTATTGAACATCCTTATTTTTGTAATTTAAGGCCTTATCCCTGGCAAAAACTTATCCTGAAGTGTTTTTATATGGGGCAAGAAGGGAATACTACTCTTGAGATACTGGACAATAAAACTGATGAAGGGTGCGAAGGTTGTGTTTGGAACTATATCAGTAAAAATGAAAATGAGTATTTTAAAGCAAAACAAGAGCAAAGAAACTTCAAAACTATTTTTAACGTAGTAAACTCTCCTTGCCTTCAATGTTCAAGATTAAATGAAAATGTTAGACAAAAACGTTATGAATTTGCTCGAGAAGAAGCAACCAACCCTGATGCAGAAAGACAAGTAGAAGTTTTAGAAGCTAGGCCTATTATTGATGGATTTCAGACAGAAAATGATTTGCTATATTCAGAAGAATTTGACCCAAAACTTAGAATGCAAGTTCAAGAAAAATGCACTAAAAGATATAAATTTGAAGAATTAGTTTTAGTATTAGGAAGACGTTCTGGTAAATCGTTCCTTGTATCTGCTATGGCCCTTTATGAGCTGTATAGGCTTATTTCTATGGGTCATCCTCAAGCAAGATACGGTTTGATGGAATTTGATGAAATTGTTCTATTGAATGTTGCTCGAAATGAAGAGCAAGCAAAAAAGGCAATCTTCTCCAAAATCAAACAAACAGTTTTGGCATCTCCTTTCTTTGCTCCTTATATTGGCAAAGATACAGAACTGGAAATGCGATTTTACACTGAACACGATAGAGAAGAAAACGTAAGAAGAAAAGAAGATAATATCAATCTATTTGCTGGTTCTCTTGTTTTACGTTGTGGTTCAAGTAATGCATCAGGTCTCGTTGGTCTTACTTGTTGGTCTATCATTATGGACGAAGTTGCAGCAATGGCTGGAGATAACCCTGAATCTGGGGTTGATTATGGTTTATATGATGACTTGAAGCCATCTCTTGCAACATTTGGTAAAGATGGCAAAATGATGCTTCTTTCGAACCCTAAAGGCCCCATTGGATTACTTTATGATTTGCATGAAAATAGACAAGAAGATCCTACTACTCTCATAATGAGATTGCCTACTTGGCTTACAAATCCTAACATTGATAAAGATTGGCTGGATGGACAAAAGAAGAAAGACCCTCAAGAATTTCAAATGCAGTATGGAGCTGAATTTGGAGCATCTTCTTCTGACCCTATGTTTATGTCTGACGATATTGACAGAATGTTTAAGAGTCAGAATATGGTTAAACGTAAGGAACAGCCTGATGGGCTTTTTGAATACTTTTGTCATATAGATCCGGCAAGAACGTCTGACTATTATGCCTTAGTCGTTGCTCATACTGAAATTATGTATGGTCAAATTGGGCCTGATCACACTCCCTTGAAAAGAGTTGTTATTGATCATATTCATTTTTGGAATCCTTTGACTAGAAACCAACCTGTCAAGGAAAAAGAAGTTGAAGACTATGTAATTAATTTACATAGACGATTCAGATTCAAACAAGTATCAATAGACCACTGGAATTCGCAATCATCAGTTATAAAGCTGCAAAGTTATGGTGTTCCAATTATTGAAAAACAGTTTAATAAAGAATATAAAGAAAAAATATATACAGAACTTGCTCAAATAATAAGAGATGACAGAATAGATATTTATGATTTATCAGGTGGTTCATACCTTGATATGCAAAATACTCCTCAGTCATTGAATGAAATACAAGAAGCCAAAATTCAGTTTTTATTCTTACAAAAAAAATGGAAAGGCAAAAGATATTATATAGAAGCTTTATCTGGATATAAAGACGATATTTGTGACTGCGTTGCTGCTGTGTCCTATGAATGCTTAACTTCCAGAATTGTAACTAGATTACCAAGATCTAAAATGGTTAATTTGAACAGAAGATAAAGGTAAACATTTTTTTAATTAAGTAAAAAACAATATGTCTGACAATATTCGTATAGCTCAAACCGGAGGAGTAGGAGGAGGTGGACAAGGATCCCCATTTTCTCCTGGTGCAAGTCCTATAGGCCGTGGCGGTAGAAACCGTGGCGGACACGAAATAAACTTATATGTCGATGAAGACGCTAGCTTTGATAAATTACTGCGCAAAACTCATATCGATTTTGACGGCAGAGATGTAAACATAGAGTCAAGGCTTACTCCACAACACAGGAATTATGAAGAGTCTATACCTTATTTACTTACTCCAGAAGAAAGATTAAGGGCTAAACTTAGGGCTCAACTTCATAACTACAAACAGTCTTTAGAAAATGCCGCTAATGATTTGCATAAAAACTCACCCAAGTACATAAGAGAAAATTTTAATGCTAAACCTGAGCATCTTATGACTATGGAACAGTCTTTAGAAGATAGACATAAATACAAAAAAGATTATAAGTTTCTGGGCGAAGAATACAAAGATCCAGACAAGCCCTCAAGACTTCATTTTGCAATTTCAGAAAATGATATAAATCGTGTAGCTGAAGATTATCAAGTCAGAAGAAGAAACAGAATAACCGAAGAATATGCTGAACCAAGAAATAAGTACGACGTTGAGCAATTTAGCTACGAACCTATGGGCAAGACTCCATTATTAGAACATGGCGAAGATTTAAATCAATATTTTAATGATTTGATCAATGTAAATACACCAGACCAAGATGGATTTCAAGAATACGGATTAAAAGATACTATCTTAACTTATCCCAATCCTGATGCAAATGTCAATTTGATTCCTAGAAAGTTTACTGGTGAAGAAAGTTTAGAGTTAAAACAAATAAACCCACTTGAATCTATTGAAAGAAATATGCATACGCCAAAAATGCCTTCTTCTTATTATGATTTTGTAAAACCAACGCCAAGTGAAGATGCTAGCGTCGAAGAACAATATGACACGTTATTGAATGGGTTCGTAGGGCACACATTCTAAATGAATAAACAATTTGCAGTTATCTTAAAAGTTTGTAGCACACTTGATAGAAATGGAAAGTTTGCTACATCTGATAAATTGTTTAATAGATTTGCTCAGTATTATCCACAGCAATCAGTGACAAAAGTACCTCATGTTAATTATGTTGAATACGATGAAATCGAAGATGAATATAAAGAAAACGATTTCTGGCGGCAAAGAATTAACCCAAGAAAAATTCCTAAAGAATATAGAGATCTTGGCGGGGAAGCAGACGGGCAAAATATTGAAGGTCTGTTGCACGGTCCAGATAATGTTCCCGGACCTGCATATGTAGATCCAGGAAATCCAGCATCGAGTCCATCTATGGCAATTCATAGCGGAGAAGATTTGTGCGATAAGTTTTCTTGGGAAGAAACATATCAGAAAAATGTTGATGAAGGCAACGGTTGGAAAAACAGATTGCCATACAGATAAGGAGTTTATTATGCCATTACCTATCAAACCAGTACATAGTTTAGATTTACACGCAGAATTATTTGACGGACCATCTATGGAGGGCCTTGGATTATCAGATATTCAAATTCAACTTCTTGGTGTATCTCAGCAACCAAAGAAAGCTGAAGCAGCAAAATTAAGTAATAGATACATCGATATGCTTAGAGCTATCGATGCTTCTACTGATGAAGTTGTCACAGCCGCATCTCAACTCGCTCTTAATAAAGATGGAAAAGTTTGCAGTGTTCCTAATGTAATTTCTGATAATGATTTACTTGCTCTTAAAACTGCAGGTTTACTTACAGGTTACGGAAGATCAGTCGAATTGACAGAAAAAGCGAAACTTGCTCTAAGAGATCATTATCTTTCAATAGATAATGTAAATGAATTTAGAAAACAAAGAACAAAGGATAGATTTGATTTAGATGCTGCAAGAAGTGTAAATGCATCATCAAACAGATTTAAAAAAGTTGGTTCTTGACTCACTAGCAATAAATTCCGTGATGAATTTAACGTTAGATTTGTAGCGAATAATGACAAGCTTCGTACTAAAGGTTTGATGTTTGCAGAACCTTTAGAAGATTTTGAAGTTGTTATTTTTGAGTTTGATTATCCTGATTGCTACTCATTCTGGAATAAAAATGTAAGTTTCCCGTTATCATTAGCATTTTTA